TTGGGTGCTGCACGTTCAGTATCGCCAACGGATTTTTTAAACGCACAGATACAGGAGATACTTATATTTGACAAAGAGCTTACAACAGACGAAGCATTGCACCTATCAAAATACTTACAACATAAATACAACATATAATGGCATCAGTAGAGCTAATACAAAAACCAATAGCAAACACAAGCGGATTAATCTCAGCACACGAACCTATAAAGTTTACGTTTAGGTTAAGCGATTCTACCCAAATAGAGAACTTTCCTTCTTGTTTGTTTATAATTACACCTAAAAATTCTCGTACTCAACTATATGAATATGACAATCAAACTACGATAAGGGTTCAGCCATCAATAAATGTTCCTAATCTACTTTCAACCGAAGGTGGAAATGCTGCTGATAGAAACGACTTTGTTCTTGACGTAAGTAGTATATGTAGAGATTACCTTTCTTACGACCTAAGAGCCTGTACTCAAGACACCTCAGCAGGTGTCCGCAGAGATATTACGCAGTCTATGCCATCATACAATATGTTTAAGGAGTTTAGTGTTAGGTTTCGCCCTGAAAAATTAGTTTCAGGAGTTTTAACACCTCAAACATCTCTTGACGTTACCCATAACTTTAAAGCCGCTAACGTAGCTTTTTCTCACGAGGAACAGAACAGCTTTTATGTAGCAAACAAGTTATATGAAAATAGTACACTATTTCGTTCAAACGAAAGTTTACTTAAAATATTTACTCATAGCGAAAACAATACAACGGGAAGGCAAAAGTTTCTTACGCTAAAACCAAACCACAAGGTAATAGGTGTTGATGAATCAGAGTATATTACCGCTATTATGGAGGGTGGTACTACGGACTATCCTTACGCACAGATAAGGTTTACACTTAAAAATGGAAATGGATTAACCGATGGCGATGGACATACACTAGCACTTAATATAAACTTTTCTGCTCAAGGAGATGGAACTTATAGTGAATCAGGTGGTCTTTATCATTGGGGAGGAAGTGCTGCTAACAACGCTTTTAATTCCTATAAGCCTGAGCTTGGTGTTTTTCAGTTGGGAGTAGGAACAAGAAATATAAAAGAAGCCATTAAAGGTTGGACTTCGAGAGATACAACCAAGACTACTCCACCGATAGGCGATTGGAGTAATATAGTTTCTTATACAGTAAAAACCGTTCTTACAGGCGACCAAGAGAGAATAGGAGAAACACTTACCTATCATATAAATCACAATTCAGAAAACGACAAGTATTTTGGAAAGTCGGTAAGGTTTCATTGGCAAAATAGACTAGGAGGTATAGACAGCTATACTTTTGACGGTATGGCAACGGAAGGGATAAATGTTTCTTCCAAGATGTACGAGCAATCTATATATCCACATTTTACAGCACAGATAGCTAGTTCAGCAGCTAACACTCTTTTATTTAACAATGAAGAAAGTCCTAATACAAGTTTAAAGTATGGCGGCTTAAATAATCGAGTTGGAAGTCTTACATCAGACGAGTACAGAGGTGTCAGCAAATCTACTGTAAAAGCCTTTAGAGAGGGTCAGGCGGTATCAAGTCCATACCCAAAACAACTCAAGCCTATGATGGAGGATTTATTATCTTCTCCTAATGTATGGGTAGAAAGAGGTTGGAAGGGTAGAGAGGTGTTTAGAGATAACTTTGACAGTCTTGATGACTTAACAAATAATTGGACTTTAGCGGGTGGAGGTGCTGTAACTAATCAAGGTTCAATAGTAACCAATGAGGGTCATACAGCAGGTTCAGGTAACTATGTAAAAGGAAATAATAGTGGTAATGATACTATGAGCATAATATCTAAAAAGCTATTTGCTTATGACCCTGCAAAAATATATGAAGTTGAGATTAGAGTTAAGGATATAGTATTATCGGGAACAGGAACAACTTACTGCGGTCTTACGGGATTTAAAGCTGACAAGACTACCTATGTTACCTCTAATGATGGTTCTGATAGTGCTGCACCATCTCACTATTGCACTTTAAATGGTCTTAACCTGCCAAACGACAACGAGTGGGAGGTTCATAGGGGTTATCTTTCAGGTATTGCTTCTCAGGGAGATGACTACCAAGCTGCTACCGACACTCCTTCTAGTTCTCCTAATTTTCCTGCTAAGGCTTTTAACGAGGATATAAAATTCTTTAGTCCTGTTCTTTTATTAAATTACAACGGACAAGCAGGAGAGGTTAATGTAGATTACATTGTAGTTAGAGAATACGAAAGCGATTTGCCAATGACTAGCGGATGGTATAGCACATTAAACAAGAACTACTATGTTCCTGTAAATATAAAAGATGCTTCTACGTCAACATTTGATAGCGAGAATCAATCTACTATGACAATAAACTACGTTGAAAGTAAAGAAAAAAGAACTATACAATAATGGCTGAAATAAAAGTTGAATTAAGAGATTTTAACAATACGATACTAGGTAGTCTTGATATTACTTCTAGTGATAACTTTCCCTTGTCTTTAACGTATCAGAATTTTGATGTTAGAGATTTTAATTCAAGAAACGGTAGCTTTAGTAAGACTTTTAAAATACCTGCTACTAAAAACAACAATGTATTATTAGCACACATTTACCAAGATGGTAATGTTGATACAAAAAACACTAGAACAAATATACCATCAACAATATACTCAGACAATATTCCAATAGTATCGGGTAATCTTAAAGTAACAAAGATATTAAAAGATACTAATGTATTGGAGTATGAGTGTAATTTCTTGGGGGATAATATGGATTGGGCATCAACCATAAAAAACTTAGATTTACACGAACTTAGGTTTAGTAATAATACATATACAACATACCCACCTACTAGCGAGGGAAGCTATGTTTATGAAAATACAATAACATTAGCGGGTAACGCTAGAGATTACACAAACTTTAACAGTAGCAGAGATGTCCTTCATTATCCGTTGGCTACCTATGGAGATGGTGTTAGCTCAAGACAACAAGTAACAGAAGGAGATTTTGCACCTGCTTTTTACTTAAAAAACATTTGGGATAAGATATTTTTAGCACAAGGATATACGGTAGATAGTGAGTTTTGCAACAGCAACTATTTTAAGTCTTTAATTGTTCCTTTTGACTTTGAAATCAAAGCACAACAAAACAACTTTAAGTATGGTAACATAACAAAAGAAGGGGGATATACATTGCTTGATGCTTATTTTGATAACGTTACTGTTGGCACACAACCCAACTCTATTGGAAATGTTGAAGTAAACAGAAACGGACAGATACCATCAGGAACATACGCAAATTCTTACGTCAAGTACGCTTTTAGTGGAGATGCTATTGTTGATGATGCTGATGTTCCTGCTTCTAACAGCACGGGTAATGTTCAACAGGGAACAAGTGGCAAAAATACTTTGCTTGTAAAAAACTTAAATGGGGTTCACAAATTATCTTGGGATATAACAGCTAGGTTTTTTAGAACTCAAACTGATTATGAAGGAAATTTCAAAGTTAGAGGAGAGGTTTGGCAGGTTGAAGATGACGACAGTACAGATATTTACGCAGCAGAAGCATCTGCGGGAGATTCTTTAGGTGGATATACTAAAATATGGGAACAAGAGTATGATGAGGTAATAGATGCACCCTACGATGTAACAAGAAATTGGAAAGATGATATAGATATTTCAGGAAACGGAAGTGCTAAGTTTTTGTTTTGCATACAGGTAGATGCCGACTATCCTAGTAGCGGAGATGGAGAAAGTGTTACTTTTGGTTTTGAAGGTGGAACTTTTGAAATATCGGGTTCTGAAGAAATTACAATAGGAACAGACTTAAACGATATACACTTTTTTATTCCTGACGGAAAGCAATCTGACTTTGTTTCAGGTGTTGCTCAGATGTTTAACCTTCAATTTAAAACAGATGCAGCAAGTAAAGTTGTAAAGATAGAGCCTTACGATTACTTTTACAAGCCAACTAGCCAAGCTGTTGATTGGACTAGCAAGATAGATTTTTCAAAAACAATTCAAGATGAATTTATACAAGATGTAAAATCAGAGCTTATATTTAAGTACAAGGATGCTTCTAACGATGCTATGTTAGAAAGATACAATAAAAAGTCAAGCACAGATTGGGGTGCTTATAGAGAGGTAGATTCTAGCGGAGTATTCTCTGATGGAACATACAAAGTTGAAAACAAATACTTTGCTTCTTCCTTTAACTTTTTGGAGTATGATTACGTTGATTCAGATGCAGGACACAACAGGCAGCACGCTGCTAATATTCCTATGTACTTCAATGAGTTTTCTAACTTAGACTTTCCAAGATTCGTAGAAAGAGGGGAGAAGGACTATGGAATAGGTGCTAGAGTTTTAATTACTATACCCGTTACTAGCGGAACTACAACATACGCAGCAGCATTGTTCCCTCTTGCGGGTCAAGCAGCTTCGGGATATTCATATAATAGCAACTCAGAAATATCTCCGTCAGATGTATTTAACTTAAAGTTTTGTAGAGCTAACTTTATTCATTTTCCGCAGATGACAGTACCGACAAGTGCAATACCTAGCGACTTGGTAGCTACGGATGTTGATGCAGTTACAGCAGTATATGAACAAAGAGCTAAACTAAGTATGGGTACATACAATGGAACTGAGGTGTTCTTAGACCCTAATTTATCTTTTAATGACATTTACCAAACTAGCACACAAACATCATTTACAGATAATTTTCAGTTTAGAGGTCTTTATCACACTTTTTACAATAAAATGGTATCTCAATTAAAACAAAAACCTAGAATAAAAAACATATACTTAAACTTAAATCAAACGGACATTGCTTCACTTGATTTTCAAAGGCTTATTTTTTTAGAAGGATTGTATTACAGAATTAACAAAATAATTGACTTTAAGCCACACTTAAAAGAAAGTACAAAGGTAGAACTTGTAGAATATTTTGAATTAGGTAAAGAGCAAAACTTATCGGGAGATGTGTTTTATCTTAATGACATAGTAACTAAATTTTAAAAATGGATTTAATTTCACAATCAAGAATATTTAAAAGAACAAAACCTGTTCAAGACAAAAAGTCAACGGATAGAGTTTACTGCACTATTGATGGAGTTTTAACTCCTGTTGTTTTTAAATCATATCAAAACCTATACACTACTTATGATGATTTATTTGTTACAAGCGTTAAAAAGTTAACACTTCAAAAATCTTTAAAAGGGATTAGGTCTTTGTCGAAGGTTTTGTCAGATGAAACAACAACAACAACAACTACTGCTCAAGGAGGAACTGTTACAACAACTTCTATTGTAACTATAAATCCTGTTTGTGTTTTTGACTATCACAGCCACATAAAAACATCATCGGGTAATTTATCTTTTTGGGGTAGTTCTTTCGGCTCTGCAAAATTAACTCAGTCAACAACAGCTAATCAACCGTCTTTAGGAAAGTATGGAGAAGGAAAAGATGGGTTTACTCCTATATACTTTAATACAGACCAATCTGACTTTATGTCCTTAGATTCTGCTATTACGGTAACGGGAGATTTTACAATGTTTTTTTACATAGAGCCAATAGGGAATCCTGTAAATAAATACTTTAGGTTGTTGGGTAAGAGTGATGATAATAATATGTTCTTATCAATAGGAGAACAGGGAAACAAATCGTACAAATTAAGTTTTGACGGTTCTACATCTAGTTCACTAGCGGCTGACCAACTATATTGGATTCCTAGCAGCAAAAAACTGCTCATAACAGTACAAAGAAGTGGAACAACACTTTATGTAAGAGAGAATGGAACGGAAATAGATAATGTGTCGGTTTCTGCAAATGATTTCACTTTTGACCAAGTAGGAAAGTTAGGAAATGATACTAATTCTTTCTTTAATGGCTCTATATATCACTTTTCTGTTTTTGATGGTTACCTCAAGAATAACTTGTCTAAAATTGAAGATTCAATAATTAAGTCAGCATCACAAGTAAAAGGTATATAATGAATATAGAACAACAGATAGAAAAAGAATTAGATGCGATAGGAAGAACTCTTGTTCAGAGGTTTCGCAAGGAGTTGGTAAATCAAGGGCATATTGCAACGGGTAAGCTACACGACACAACAAAGCATAAGGTGCATTTTAAAGGCGATGTAGCAACGATAAAGATAGTTTCAAAGACTAACTACTCTAAGGCTGTAAACGATGGCACAAAACCTCACACACCTAACTTAGATGCTATACTTGATTGGATAGATGATAAAAAGATTTCATACTCAAGTAAAAACGAAAAGCATCAGATAGCGGCAGCAATTATAAGAAGAATAGAAATAGAGGGTACACCAACAAAAGGTAGCAACCAATACTCTAACAACGGATATAGAAAAGGATATATAAATCGTGTTGTTGGATTTAGTAAGAAGGGAATAAAAAACAAACTTCAAAAGAAATTTGGAGATATAATAAAAACAGAATTTAGAAAAGCAACCAAGAAATAATGGCAGGAGAAAATATAGATTTCAAAGTAAGAGTATTAGGTGTAAAGCAACTTGTTGAACTAAACAACCAAATACAAGCTACCTCTAAGCAGTTAAGCGAAAAGAAGAAAGCTCTAAAGACAGACGAGAAGGGTCAACAGGAAAATATGAAGTCCGTTCTTCAGCTTACAGACACTTTAAAAAAGCAAAGAAAAGAATTTAGAGAAGGTACTAAACAGCAACAAAAGGTTCAAACAGAAACCAAAAAGACTACTAGCTTTACTATGAAGATGGCTACTGCTTTTGGGGTTGCTCAACTTGCTGTTGGTGGATTTCAAAAGGTTGTAGGCTTTCTTTCAAGTCAAATGAAAGACAGTATAAATGTCTTTAAGGAGTTTGATTTTCAAATGCAGAAGGTTCGAGCTATTAGTGGTGCAACAGATTTAGAGTTTAAAAGACTAAAAGAATCTGCTGAAGCATTGGGGAGAACAACATTCTTTACTGCAACACAGGTAGCCGAGCTGCAAACAAACCTATCTAAATTAGGTTTTTCAGCCACAGAGATATTACAAGCACAAAATGCAACATTGGCAACTGCTACTGCATCGGGAGAGAATTTAGCAAGAACAGCAACAGTAATGGGTTCTGCTATACGAGGTTTTGGTCTTGATGCAAGTGAAGCTACAAGAGTTGCAGATGTTATGGCTACTGCCTTTACAAGTTCTGCACTAGATATTGAGAAGTTCCAAACATCAATGACAAAGGTTGCACCTATTGCAAAGATGGCGGGTTTTGAGATTGAAGGTACAACAGCTATCTTAGCTTCTCTTACAGATGCGGGTATTGAAGCATCTATTGCGGGTACTTCTTTAAGAAACATATTGTTAAGATTAGCAGACCCAACTTCAGACCTTTCTAAAAGATTAGGTGGTTCAGTTTCTTCTGTTGATGAGCTTATTCCTAGATTAAAAGAAATGAAGGATTCAGGTATTGCTCTTTCTGATGTTTTAGGTATTACGGACAGAAGAACTGCTGCTGCTTTTGGTAGAATGTTGGATAGTTCTGAAAGCGTTGAGATACTTACAAATGCTCTAAGGAACTCAGAGGGTGCGGCAGCAGCTATGGCTGCTATTGTAGGGGATAGCTTACAAGGTGCTATGCTTCGTTTTAAGTCAGCAACAGACGGACTAAAGATTGCTTTAGTTGATTTGTTTGGAGATAAACTACAAAAGGGATTTGATTCTCTTGCAAAATTATTTAACAACCTAGCTAGTGAAAAGTCTATTAAGAACTTTGAAAGGGTGGGTAAGGCTATTAAGTTTACGGTACTATCATTGGTGGCTTATCGTGTAGGTACAATAGCAGCAGTAGCTTTAACTAAGTTACTTGCGGTAGCCAATACTGCTTCTGCAAGTGCGTTTGTTCTTGCAGGAAACGCAGCAAACTTATATCACGCTGCAAAGTTAAGAGTTATAGCAGCTACAAGAGCTTTTACAGTAGCTTTGGCACAAACAGGTATTGGTGCTATTGTTATTGGACTTGCTGCTGCGGTAGCTCATCTAGCTATGTTTGATGATTCTATAAAAGAAGCTAAAGATACACTTAAAGATTTTGACGACTTACTTAATAAGAATAACACTAGCTATGAAGCTCAATCTAAAAATTCTGAAAGGTTAATTCAGATAAAAAAAGAATTAAATAAAATTACCGACAAAGAAGGTAAGTTGATTGAGGGTTCTTTATTTAATCAAGGTAAATATACTAAGCTAAAAAGAGAAGAATCTGTCCTTATTGTTAAGTTAAATAAGGATATGAAGAAATATACAAATCATCTTATTTCAGAGAAGTCTAGCATAACTGATATAAACACAGCTACCAAAGACCTTATCGAAACGATGAAACAAAGACAGGCTGTTCAAATCTTTCAAGATATGTCAAAAGGCATACTAAAGTCATCTTTAGCAGTAGAAAAATTAAAGAAAGATTTTATTGACTTTGAGATTGATGGTGTAGGCTTTGGTGGAAACGAAGAAGCAGCTCTAAAAAACCTTCAACTTATTTTAAATAGACTGCAAAGCGGTACAACAACTTTGATTGATGACACTAGAGGATTTTTTGGCTCAATAGTAGGTATAGACCAAGAAGAACAACGTCAAGCTATGATTGATTTTGTAAAACAATTTTTATCAGACAATGATATGACCGTTGGTTCTGTAAAAAAATACTTTGACGACACCAAAGGAGTTTATGATAGCGAAATGAAAGACCTAAGAAAACACATAGAAGATGAGGTTGGTATTGACCCTGCTACCGTTCTTCTTGGTGGAGGTGGCGATGATGATGGAGATGGCGATGAAGCGTTTGTTACAGCTAGTGAGAGGATTCAAAAAGAAATGAAACAACAGAAGGCTAAAATACTGTCTGATGAAACATTGCTAGAATCAGAAAGAACAGAGCAGCTTCTTTTATTAGAACAAGATTACCTAAATGAACTTCGTAACTTACAAGTTAAGCACAAGAAGGACATAGAGGACACGGATATTAAGATTGCTAACAACAAAGCTAAAATTAGAAATTTTGATTTTCAGCAAGAAATAAAAGATTTAGAAGAACATCACAATCTTAAAAAAGAAAAAACATTAGCACTAGAAGATGAAGGAGTTGATGGTAATATTGTAAAATCACTTCAGCTTAATCAGGAGTTAGAATTTCTAAACGCTAAACTTCTTCTACACGAACAATACTCTCAGGAGTATGAGGATATATATGGTAAAATTATACAAACAGAAAGAGAGTTAAGCAATGAACAAAGAAGTAGATTTAATCAAACCATTACTGAAGTAAGCGAACTAGGTGGTCAGATGCAATCTCTTGGAAATATAATGGGAGAAAATCATCAACTGACTAAGGTTGGTATTAAACTTACACAAGCTGCTGCTTTAGCAAGTAACATTATGGCAGCAAGAACAGAATTTGAAGCACTAGCAAAAGCTAAATTAGCAATGACTGAAGCGGGTCTTGGTGTTGCTGCTCAAGCAAAACAACTATTTCCTATGAATATTGCTGCTATTGCCGCTACTATTGCTGCTATAACATCAGCTATGTCTTTATTTGGAATGAGTGGAGTTGGAGGAAGCAGTAGTACAAAAGGGGAAGCTGTAAATGTTCAGGGTGGAGATTCTTATAAATTTGCTAACGGTGGACTTACCAACGGAGGTATGTTTAGAGGTAAATCACACGCTAACGGTGGTATTAAGTTTGCATCAGGAGGAAGAATACACGAAGCCGAAGGTGGAGAAGCTATTATCAACAAGCGTTCAACATCAATGTTTAAGCCTGTTCTTTCTGCTATAAATTCATACAACGGAAACGGAGTTAAGTTTGCTGATGGAGGATTACTTAATAGTGGAGAGAGGTTTGCACAAGGAGGTCAGTTGGCTGATATTCAAGGTATGATTTCTCAACAACAAGTAACTCAACAAGTTATAATGGTAGAGAGTGATGTAACAAGAAGTCAAGGTAAAGTATCTGCTATTGAAAGTCAGGCTACTTTTTAGTATATTTGCATTATGGCTATAAGACAAAACAAAGAAGAAGTTGTTGCTGAGTTTTTAGAGTTGATGTATAAAGACATTAAGACTAAGTTTTCAGACGATGCGGGTATTAAGAATGTCGTGTATCACTTAGTTGAAATTGGACTTGTAGAGCCTAAGAGATTAAGAAACTATATGATTATATCAGACTTCCAAAAAATGTTAAAAGACAACAAAGGTCATAGCACACATACGTTTATGGATTTGTCTATAAAGTATGATGTGTCGGACAGGACTTGTCAGAATGTAGTTTACAAGGAAAGCAAGAAAAATAAACGAAAGAACAATATTAGATAAGTATTGTAAAGTTTTTCGTATATAAGGTAATAACTAATAATATATTTGTGGTTATGAACAAATGGTACTCAATAGAAAACAAAGCAGACGGTAATGCGGTTGAAATCTCAATTTACGATGAGATAGGCGACTACGGAACTTCTGCCAAAGACTTTATAGAGGAAGTAAAGAATGTAAGCGAGAGAGATATTACGCTAAGAATCAACTCTGTTGGTGGTAGTGTATTTGACGGACTTGCTATATACAACACTTTACGTTCTCACAGAGGTTATGTAAATATTAAGATTGAAGGTTTAGCGGCATCAATTTCTACTGTTATTGCGATGGCAGGAGATAATATTGAAATGTCAGAGAACGGATTTTTTATGATACACAACCCATTCGGACAATCAGCAGGGGAAGCAGTTGATATGCGTAAGACTGCTGATTTACTTGACAAAATAAAAAGTGAAATTATCGAGATATATCAAAAAAAGACTGACTTGACTTATGACGAGTTGTCTAATATGATGGATAAAGAAACTTGGTTATCAAGTCAGGAAGCTATTGAATTTGGATTTGTCAATAATATGACTGAACCAATGAAGATAGCTGCTACATTTGACCTATCTAAATTTACTAACGTAAACGAAAAAGAGGTAAATGATAAATTAAGTTTAATTAATAATAAAACAAAAATGACTGAAGAATTAAAAACTTGGTTCAACGGTGTTAAAGAAGAAATCTTAAACGCTGTTAAGGGAGAAGAAGTTTCATCTCCTGCTGAAGCAGTTTCAATTTCTATTTCAGACAATGAAGTTATAGTTAACAAGTTCGAGGAACTTGAAGAAAACGCTATATCTTTGAGAGAAGAAAAAGAAGAATTAGCAGGTCTTGTTGGAGAAAAAGAAGGTACTATTACTGACTTAACTAACAAGGTTGCTGAGATGGAAACTAAACTAGCAAAATTAGAAGCTACGGAAACAAGCGTAGAAGCTGAATCTGACCCTGCAATCAATGAAAATGATGTTGTAGTGAATAAGTGGGATGCTTTCGCTAAATCAATTTTAAAATAATTAATAAATAAAAAAAAATGGCTAACGAATTATTAGTAACAAGTTTACCTGATATTGAACAATATGATGTAAACAGAGCTATAATCCAACCTATCTTTATGGGTCAGGACTATATGCAGTATATGGAAGTATTACCTAACATTAAAGGTACTACTGTAATTGACAAGTTCAACCAACTAGGAAAAATTACAAAAGCGTTTACAGACGGTGCTTTCGCAGGACAGACTATTGCTGACAAAGGTGCTACTGTAACAATTACTCCATCAAGAGTAGAAGCTCAAATTGAGTTTAGAGCAGATGAGCTTTTCAACAAGATAAAAGGTCAATTAATGCGTGGTGGTTATGAGTTTGATAACATCGAAGGTAGTGTTGTAAAAGACATCTTATTAGATTTAATCGGACAAGGCTTAAAAGCTGACTTTAACACTCAACTTTGGTTATCTGACATCGCTGAAGCTGATGCACACTACGGAATTTACGATGGTATCTTCCAAGCTGCTAAAGATGCGGGTGCAACTGCACTTACAAGAGAATATTCAGGTCTTTCGACACAAGCTGATGATGCTGCTTTAGTTTCAGGTAATGGTGTAAAAATCTTAAAAGGACTATACGATAGTGCTGCACCTGAATTATTAGAAGCAGGACAGCACGTTTTCTTCGTATCAGGAGATATTGCTGATGACTATATGGCTACTACTTTAGAAGCATCAGCTTATGCTGCTGCGGGTTACGGTGCTTTAGTAAACGGTGTTCCTCAATTAACATTTAGAGGTATTCCTATCATTGTTCGTAGAGATTGGGATGTATCAATCGCTGCTGATGCTTCAGAAATCAACGGTTGTACTTCTGCTAACGAAACTCACAGAGCTATGCTAACTACAAAAGATGCTTTTGTTGTGGGTACTGACTTCGATGAGAACTACGTTGAGCAATGGTACTCTCAAGACAACAAGGCATACAGATTCCGTGTGGCTTATATGGTGGGTGTAGCATTGAAAGATGGTAAGTTATGTACTTACTATACTCCAAACGCTATCGCATAATTAACATAATATGGGGGGTTGCAATATACCCCCTTATATTTTAACTTTATAAAAAAATAATAAAATGGCAATAGAAAATTTAAGTATAGCACATACTGACTTAGAAGTAAGAGGTGGACTGCAATACGTTGCAATAGGACTTTTATCTCAGGCTTCGGCAATGGGATTTGATGATGCTGCTGTTCACACTATGTCTTATACTGCTGCTGCTGCTTTAGAACTTTTTGACCTTAAACAAGGTACGGGTTCTTTAACAACAAGTGGTTCAAAAGAAGGTGGAACAATTTTGTTTGAACACACAGTTTCATTCTACGTTCCTAATTGTTCTTCTGCACACCTAAGAAGTTTGGAAACTTTAAAAGACCAAGACTTAGTTGTTGTAGCAAAAGGACACGATGGAAACGCATTTACACTAGGTATGTCTAAAGCATTTGGCTTAGAGGACAGTACATTAGGTAACGTTCAGATGAGAGCAAGACTTTCTGCTATCGAAGGTGGTACGGGTGCAGCTTTAGGAGATGAGAATGGTTTGACAGTAACAATTACTGCACAATCAGGAGAACTTCCAAGAGTATGTTCTAACACTATCACACTTGATACAGCAGCAGGTACTGCAACTTTATCATAATGATTAACTAAAAAGGAATGGGTTTGACGAAGAAATTTGTCATTCCCCTTCTTTTTATTATATTTGCGATATGTATAAATCTAAATTAAACAAAGGAACAACATTCTTTAACGGGTTTAAGGTAAGTTGGTCTAATGCAACTCAAGAAGAACTTAAAAAAGTTCACGAATTAGGACATACTAATTTTGTAACAAAAGAAGAAAATGCAGCACCAAAAAAGAACAAGTCAAAAGCCAAAAAAGTCGAAAGCACAGAAAACTCCGATAACGAGTAGCTTTAACACTAAGTATGCTTTTGTAAACTTATCTACTCCTCAAGTTAATACTGAGGTAAAAGACTTGGATAAGTTGAGATATGATTGGATTCCTTTTGGCTCTGACAATCTTTTTCCGCAATATCTCGCTGAATTAAAAAGACAATCTTCAACACATCGTTCTGTACTAGCACAGAAAACAACATTTACAACGGGTGCAGGTTTTTTATCTGAAAACGAACAGTTAATGGAGTTTATTTCTGATGTTAACGCAAACGGAGAAAGTTTAAAAGATTGCTTTAAAAAATTAGCAGATGATTATTTTACTTATGGAAATGCTTATCTTGAGGGAGTTGTATATGATGGTGGTGTTAACTTTTATCATAAAGACGCTTCGACTGCAAGATTAAGCAAAAACAAACAGCACGTTTACTTCCACCCTGATTGGGCGAATCAAAAGAAGTTTAAAGAAAAAACACAAAGAATACCAATCTATCCAAATATATCTAGCAGTAGATTTATAATACATTACAAGGACTACGAAAGTACATTTAGCTTTTATGGTTTACCTGACTATGTAGCTGCTTTAGAGCATATTGCGATAGATTTTGAAATTGGAAAGTATAATCACACAGCATTTAAAAATGGATTTAGTCCTTCTGCCATTGTTACTGTTAATGGAGATTTTGGCGAAGCGGAAGCAGAGAAATTTGTAGAAGCTGCTAAAGATACACTAACGGGTAGCGGCAACAACTCAAAGATATTATTCCTTGTTAAAAACGGAGATGACAGTAGAGGTACTGATGTTCAAATTATAAACAACAAGGAAGATGGCGACTTCTTAGATTTACAGAAGTTAACAGACCAAAATATAATTACTGCTCACAGATGGCAACCTGCATTAAGTGGGATTGTTTCTTCGGGCAAGATGAATAACACGGGTAGTGAGATTAGAATAGCTTATGACCTTGCTATGAGTACGGTAATAAGAGATACAACAAACATACTGCTAGACCCTATAAAGAGAGTTATAGCAAATGAGGTTGGATTAGACACGGAGGATTTAACAGTAGCTTACGAGCCACCTATTTCATTCCTTTCTGACATAGACCCTAAGCAAGTTTTAACTATCAACGAACAAAGAGCAATGCTTAACAAAGACTTGCCTGAGATTGAAGATGGAGAACTATTGATTTCAGACAGACAGACAATTAGAGTAGAACGACAAAATACAGAGATATAATGGCAAACGTAAGACAATATGATACACTTGTAACCGCAGCAGAAGTTATTTCAACTTCATTTACCAATCAAGCTACTGACCCTTCTTTAGTTAATAAGGCTGTACTTGAGATTGCGGAACTTGCACATATTAAACCTATGTTGGGTTTAGATTTTTATGAGGAATTAAAAACACAAAATGATTCAACAGGAACTCTTACTGCCGATAACTCTGACCTGTTAACTTATTATTTAAAACCTGCACTATGTTGGTACGCTAGATTTGAAGCTATGAACGAGATGCAGTATAATACTACTTCAGCAGGTTTAGTTATAAATGTTTCAGAGTTTAGTAACCCTGCAAATGTTGAACAGTTTAATCAAATGAAGTCTGACACCTTTAGAAAGGCACAAGTTTTTAGTGATGATATGTTAGCTTACATAAGACATCAAGACCAAGTAGGAAAGTACCCTCTTTGGGGTAGGGATGGAGATAGCTCTATGCCTGAACTAGACGGAGATTATGCTCAAAAAATGAACGGAATAATATTTTACTAATGGATTTAATCAAGTATTACTTAAAATATATATTTAACGCAACCGTAAGGAAGAATGATAGTTGTCCTGATGGATATGAACATCAGATGCCTGATGGTAATTGGATGTGTGGTAGGGAACACCCTGAACCATACAACTTCACTCAAGAGGAGATAGACGAAACATTTAAAGAATACAAGGCTTCTGTTAATATGAGCCACTCTGAATTAAAGAGATGGTCTGAAACAAAGTGTAGTAAGAAGGCTAGTATAGGAAGAACTGCTATAAACAGAAACCTAACCTTACTTTCTAAAAAGAAAGCTGATTGGACTTCTGCTAACGCAACCGAAGCTAGAAAAGCTATTGCATATATAGCAAGAGCAAGAAAACAAAAACAAGGCAAAAATGTGAGTAAAGACTGCCCTTACTCAAAGAATTATATTGCTTTAAAGAATTGGGCATACGATAGAAACAAATAAAAAATATATAAAATGGCATTTGACTTTTTAGACGACAATGAATCATTGATGAGAATGGTTGGTAATACTCCTTCAGGAGATGTTGAGGTGTTTACAACTGTTGCTCAAACGGGTAAAAGTTTTTACTGTTTGCATTTTCCTGTTGCAAGTGTTGTGGCTAGTATTGCTGCTTCAGACTGCACGGGAGAAACTGCTTTACAAACTACACTTCCTGCGGGAACGACATTGTTTATAGGTACGGTAACAGCTATCACATTAACAAGCGGAATCTGCATAGGATATAAAAAATAATAAGATATGGCAAGTACAGTAACAGCAGCAACTCTTGAAGTTGTAATATCAGAGAATCTTAGCTTAGGTGGAACTGAGTATGGTGGAACAAAAACACTATCAATAGGAAGCATAAACGAGGTTTTTAAAAGAATAGTAAAGTGTGTAAACAGTCAGACTACTACTGTTGCTACTTTTAATGGAAATGCTTTTGCATCTGCAAACGCTATTGATGTAGAGGATGCAAAGTATATAAGAGTTACAAATCTTGATGATACTAACCCTGTTGAGTTGGCTATTGTTGGTGCTGCAACACTTTATCAAGTTAGGTTAGCGGCAGGAGAATCTCATATTTTAGGCTCTCCTGAAGATTTAATGTTGTCCGAAGCAGACACAAGTCCTAGTTTTGGAACAATGGCAGATATAGCAAGTATTCAAGTAAATCCTGCATCAAACGATGTAGATGTAGAAATTTTTGTAGCAAGTATATAATATGGCAAGTAACGAACATAGTGCTTTAGATAATGCTCAACTTCACGTTCCTAAGGACTTTAGTTCGGCATCTGCTAATACGGTTTTAACAAAGAACGGAAGCAACGCTTTAGCTTGGGTTGACGACAACTTTAGACGTATGCAGCACATTAGGGTTGCAGGACACTTTAGTAAAAGTTCAACAGCAGAACACGCACCTACTTATGCAGGTGGTGTAACTCATAGTTGGGATACTGTTGTTACTGATTCTACTGCCGATGCACAAGATGCTGTTGCACAAGCACAACTTTACTGCACTAGAGATGGATTTGTTAATGCTTTTGCAGGTGTAATAGCTTGTACTTCAGGAAAGACTATAAACCTTAAAGTATATAAAGGTACTCCTGCTGATGCAAGTGCTGCTCCTATTGACTTAACGCAATTAGGTGCTACTGCTACCGAAACAGGTGGTGGTAATACAACCGTAGATTTATTTGAAGCGGGGTCTATGGGTTCTTCTGCTGCTTTTTCTGCGGGAGATGTTATTATAGTAACCATATCGGCAGGAAACACAGATGCAACTGTTGCAAGATTTAACGGAACATTAGAAATAGTATATACAGACTAATATGTTAGGACTAGGATTATCAATAGGGAATAAGAATACAAGTATAAAAGATATGCTTGGTTTAAAATTATTTTTAGAGCAACAGAACATTACTATTCCTGATATTGATAGCGATGGAGATACTGATGTTAAATGGCTTGACACAAGCGGTAATAATAATCACGCAACACAAAGCACAGATGCTAGGCAGCCTAC